TTGTTATTTGGTGTTACTGGTGACGCTCCTGTGACTGGTGACGACTTAGAGTATGACGTTACAAGCACGCTTAACTCAGGTGTAACCTTCTCGGTTGCAGCAGATGGTGTTTGGACTATTACAGAAGCGAGCGAAGGTGATTGGACGACTAATATCACTGTAGATCGCAGAGTCGTACAAGCAGAGGGCGACATAGGAACTACAGCAACAATGACGTTTGATGCAAGTACGGGAGAAGCCGCAACAGGGGGTGTTGTTTTCAACATGGTCTCAAATATTACTAGAAGCATGGTGAGCTAAATGCCCGCAGGTAGACCTACAGTAATGACAGTCGAAACAGTCAACAAATTAGAAGAGGCGTTTATGCTTGGCTGTACAGATGAAGAGGCTTGTTTTGCCGCAAACATATCTAAGCAAACCCTTTATAACTATCAAGACAAAAACCCTGAATTTATTGACCGAAAAGAAACGCTCAAAAGCCGACCTGTTTATTTAGCTAAGAAGGTCGTTATAGACGCGCTCATAGATAACGACGTTCTAACAGCTCACAAGGTTATAGAGCGTAAAGAAGGCACAAAAGCAAAGCATGAGCTTACGGGCGCAGGCGGTAGTGATTTAAAGTGGATAGTGGAGATCGTAGACTAATGAAGCTAACAAACGAAAAGACAGCGCAGATCAACGGCGAGTACAGTTACAAGGTGTATATGAGCAGTGGTTCAGCCAAGTTGCAAATGCGTGACGGTAACGAGTCGTGGACTGACATTCCTGATACCTCGGTAACATCATCAACGGGCAAGATAATTAAGTTCGCCGGAGAGCTTAAAGCGGTACTGACTGGCGATGCGGTGGTGTATCTAAAAGAGGTTAGTTAATGCCTAAAATGCGTATCCCGCGCAAGCTTGCAATGTTTGCGCAGAAGCCTAAGCGCTTTAAAATTGCGATAGGTGGAAGGGGTAGCGGTAAGAGCATGACGATAGCCGACCTTTGCCTTATGGACGCGCAGACCAAAGGCATAAAAACAGGTTGCTTTCGAGAGTTCCAAAACTCAATTGAAGATTCTGTTCATAGCCTATTATCAACAGAGGTTGAGCGGTTAGAGCTGCAAGGGTTCGACTGTCAACAAAGCAAGATTCTTTACAATAGCGAAGAGGTGTTTAAATTTCGCGGTCTAGCTCGCAATGTCGAGGGCGTTAAGTCGATGCACGGCTTCAACCGCTTTTGGATTGAAGAAGGCGCAACAATAAGCTTCGACTCTTTAAAAGCATTAACGCCAACGCTCAGAGAAGAAAACTCCGAAATTTGGATTAGCGCAAACCCTCGCTCTAGTGCTGACCCTTTCAGCCAAAGATTCATCAAGCCGTTTGAGAAAGAGCTATTAAAGAACGGCTACTATGAAGATGATCTGCATTTAATTGTATGGATTAACTACAACGACAACTCGTTATTCCCTGATGTGCTTGAGCAAGAGCGCGCATATGACGAACAAAACCTTTCTAAAGCTCTCTATAACCATATCTGGCTAGGGCATTTTTATGACGAAGTTGAAAATTCCATCATTCCCGTTGACTGGTTTGATGCGGCTATTGATGCCCATACGAAACTTGGTTTTAAAGGCGAAGGTGCTGTTGTTGCGGCATTCGATCCGTCTGACGAGGGCGCTGACTCTAAAGGGTTTGTTGTAAGGCATGGCTCAATCATAAAAGACGTTGCGGAGCTTGCAACAGGCGATGCGGCAGACGGTATTGATTGGGCGCTAGATAGAGCTATGTCGAGCGGTGCAGACTGGTTTACGTGGGATTGTGACGGCTTAGGCGTAGCGCTTAAGAGAGAGGTCGAGAAGGGCTTACAAGGCAAGAAAATTGATTACTCTATGTTTAAGGGTAGCCAAGAGCCAGAGCATCCTAGCGAAGCTTACGAGCCGAGCGATGCAAACGACAAAGCTAAGAAGAAAACCAACAAGGAAACCTTCTTAAATCGCCGCGCACAGTATTACTGGAAGCTGCGAGATCGTTTCTTTAACACCTATAAAGCCGTTGTAAAGGGTGAATATATAAACCCTGACGACATGATAAGCCTAGACCCTAGCATTGAATGCCTCGACCAATTGCGTGCAGAAGTTTGTCGCATACCACTTAAGCGCAACAACAACGGCAAAATTCAAATTATGAGCAAGTTAGAGATGAGCAAAAAGCCTTACGAGCTACCTAGCCCGAACATGGCTGACGCGCTAATGATGAGCTGTTTTACTCCACAGATAGACGTTAAACCGATAAGCATAGATTTCGAGGGTTGGTAATGAATTACGACAACATTGAAGACGTTTTGGAAGCCCTCAAATCTTCGCAAGACGCAGACCATGACAGACGCGAAAAAATCAGAGAGATACAAGACTTTTTAAATGCGCCAGACGGACAGTGGGAGCCAGAGATATACAGCCGCTTTGATGGCAAACCTCGATATACATTTGATATGTGCGCGCCAGTTGTCGAGCAGATATGGGGCGAAATGGCTCAAAATGATTTTGATATTCGCGTCAGACCTTTGGGCGGTGAAGCAAGCAAGGAAACGGCTAAATTATTCGATGGGCTTATTCGCAATATTGAAACGCTTAGTGATGCTTCAAGCGTTTATGCCTCGGCGGGTAAAAAGGGCATAAAGTACGGCTTCGGCGCATGGCGAATCATGCAAGAGTGGGCCGATGTTGATGCGTTTGATCAAGATTTGTTTATCAAAGAGATTCAAAACTCAGTAGATAGGCTTTGGTTTGACGCTGCGGCAACACAGCAAGATATGAGCGATGCAGGCTTTTGCTTTATTTTAGATAGCATGAGCCTTTACAGCTATAAGCGCAGATGGAAAAACGGCTCGGCGGTGTCTGTCGGCACAGACGCAACGCATGGCACTTACTCGCATAAGGCTGAGAAAGTAATTGTTGGCGAGTTTGTTTACAAGAAGCCGATAGTTAAAACCATTTGCTTAATGTCGGACGGTTCTGTGTTGTCTGCTGATGATGCAGAAAAGGCAAGTTTAAGCGGCTTAACGATTGAGAGAACTAGGGACAGAAAAACATACAAAGTCTGTTCACGCTTTTTCGATGGCAAAGAATGGTTAAGTGAATCAGTCGAAACTGTGTTTGATCATCTGCCCGTTGTACCTGTTTATCCTAATTTTGAGGTAAACGAGGAGAAGGTCGTATATCGCGGTGCGGTAGAGCGCTTAATGGATGCTCAGCGCGTTTATAACTACACGGAAAGCCGAAAGGTCGAGGAAGTAGCGTTAGCGCCTAAATCTAAAATGATGATGACTGCCGAGCAAGCCAAAGGACACACAAAATCGCTTTCTACAATGAACACGAACAACGCGCCCGTTCAATTCTATAACCATGTAGACGGTCAAAACCCTCCGTATCAAACGGGCGGGCCTCAAATGAATGCCGGCCTAACTGAAGTGTCGCAAAGCATGACGCAAAACATTGAGCGCTCTAGCGGCGTGTTTGGTGTTAATCCTGCAAATAACCAAGGCTTACAGTCTAACGTAGCTTTGGAGCGCTTAGAGAATCGCGGCCAGATTGGTACCTTTGAATATTTTGCGGCGCAAGAGAAAGCAATCGCTAGAACGGCAAAGATATTAGTGCAGGCAATTCCTAAAATTTATGACGAGCCAAGAAAGCAGAGAACCATTAACGAAGATGGCTCTTACGAAATCGCAGAACTCAACACAATGGTTGCCGATCCTAGCACGATGCAGACTGTTAAAATGAATGATCTTTCGCTTGGTTTGTATGATGTGACCTGTTCTATCGGTCCTGCATTTAAGAACCGACAGCAAGAGACAGCAAAAGCAATAACAGAGCTTGCAGCAATTGACCCGACAATACTTGAGGATGGTTCTGACATTCTTTTATCTAACATCGACGCGCCAAGCATGGACTTACTCGCAGAGAGAAAAAGACAGGGCATGTTAATGACGGGGCGCATACCTGAGTCACAATTAACCGATGAAGAAAAGCAGCAGATTGCGCAAGCCTCGCAGCAACCACAAGCACCAGACGCGAACATGGTTCTCGCTCAAGCGGAAGCGACAAAGGCAGAGGCCGATGTGATGACCGCACAGCTAAAAGCGGAAGATCAAAAGATAAAAGTGCTAGAGGCTGAAACTAAGCGCATGGCGTTACAAGTCAAAGCTGAGATAGACGGATTCAAGGCTCAAACAGATAGGGCTAAGGTTCAGGTTGCAGCGGAAGAAGCTAACGCGAATATAAGCAACAAAGAGGCTGACACGCTTAACAAGCAAATAGACGCAACGCTTAAAACAATGGGGGGCTAAATGCAGGACAGAGACAGCAAAGCCTTAATCGAGCTTGCCGCCCAGGGTGACGCTAACGCCATTCAAGAGCTAAAGAATCGCGGCTTATGGGGCTACGTTCAACCGATTATCAGCGAGCCGACAAAAGAAATAATTAGCATAGCGATAGAGCCAAATCCCGAGGACGACAAGACAAGAAACAGGCAAGTTTCTGGCGCTGTATCAATTGAGGCTAAGGCTTTAACGGAGGCGGTTAATTCTAGTTCGCAGGCTAGTCGAGATTCATCTGCTCAAATAGCTAACTTGATGGCTTCGGCAATCTCACAGCTAAACGAATCAGTGAAGCGCGCAAATTGCTCTGAGGACTTAGCGAGAATTGCAAAAGGGCAAGATGATTTAAACAAAAGCATTAACAGGCTCGCTGACTCTATAGCCAACAGCAAAGCGGATATGTCGCCAATATCAGGTGCGTTAGGCGGGTTGGCAGACTCTATCAAGGCAATCAATCAAGACGTTGTAGTTGAGTTTAATCCAGACATAAAGTCGCCAACGGTTATAAATAACAATCAGCGCCAACAGTACACATTTAAAATTAATAGAGATTCGCAAGGTTTAATCAGCGAAGTATCAGCAACACCAAAAACCGCAACGATACAGTGAGAGAATAAATGGCACTCATAACCGACCCTGATGATTTAAACCAAGGCACAAAGATAACTATAAACACCACTAGTAAAGAGATTACCTTAACGACTACAGGTAACTTAAGTGATGATGGTGTAACAGGACAGGCGTTCTATTCATTCTTGAAGGAAGAGTGGAAGAATGACTCAGCTTTAATACCTTACCCGTTCCCGATGGTGTCAATCACGCCAGAGCAGTTTGAGTTTATCGAGGGTTGGGTTCCTGCTAACGACACTACACGTAATTTATTAAGGTCTTGCGGTTGGAGAGAGATAACGGCGGCAGATGCAATAGAACGCGAGTACATG